AGCGGAAACACAGACTGTCCGGTTGGCAGGAGCTTTCCGGAAATGGATATTGAGAAGGTTGTCTTCCATGCCCTTACTCAGTTTCTTGCTTTGGCACAGAAGGAAGCAATACAGAACCGCGAAGTCGGTGATCTGCGGAAATCTGCCATCAAGGAATGTGCTGATAAAATCCGCACTCTGCAAAAGCAGAACGAGCAGCACAAGGCGTCCAAGCTGAGGCTCTACGAGAAGTATGCAGCCGGAAGCATCACGAAGGAGGCGTACATTCAGCAGAAGGCGGCAGCGGATGTGAAGATTGCTGAAAACGATGGAGCAATCCAGCGCAGTCACGAGCGGATGAAGGAGCTTGACTCCGAGACCGCCTGTTCAGATGAAAAGCTGGATGCGGTCTGCGAACAGTACGCCGACTGCAAAGCTCTGACCTATGAGCTGACCCACGCATTCATTTCTGCGGTCTACATTTACGATCTTGACAACATAGAAATCGTCTGGAAGTTCAAGGACTTCCTCACTACATCAGAAGGAGAAGCCAAATGAAAGTATTTCTTTATATCCGCGTTGCCTGTGCGGATCAGCTTGCGGAAGCAGACCAGCGGGAAGAGCTGGAACGCTATGCGAAGGACAAAGGCTATGAGGTGGCTGCTGCTGTGGCGGCAGACGGCATCTCCGGCGTCCATACGGAAGGTATCATGAACTTCCTGCTGAACGAAGCCAAGCGTCAGGACATCGGTACGATCCTCACCCGCGACACCTCGCGAATCAGCCGGGACACTTCCTCTTTCATGAGGTTTGAGCGAAAGTTCCGGGAGAACGGCATCCGGTTCGAGTATCTGTCCAAGCCTGACAACGAGCTTCCGGTCACTCCGATGATGGAGGCATTTGCGGCGGCGTATAAGAAGCGTCGCACAAAGAACGGCACAAGAGCATAGAGAAAACGCAAGCCGTTCACGGGTGGTTGTCCACCTATGAACGGCTTGTAAATTCTCAAAATTTTTTTAGTCCCTACTTGACACAAGAAGACCTCTCCCGTTTCGGTCGAGAAATGGTTGAAGCAGGCAGACTGACTCAGATTGTATATCCTTCCTTGGGTGTTACTTTTATCTCACTCCACGAGAATGTAAACAGCACTACCGGCGAGGGTATGGAAATGCTGCCGTTTTACAACATATTCAACGAATGGTATGCGGCACAAACCTCTAAGAAAATCCGTGCGGTGTGGCAGTCGAAAGCCGAAAACGGAAAGCGTGTCTCCCCGACTGTTCCTTTTGGATATGTGAAAGACCTTAATGATAAAGAGAAATGGCTGATTGATGAACCCGCTGCCGAAGTGGTTCGCAAAATCTATGCTTTATGTCTTGCCGGGCGAGGTCCATTACAGATTGCAAAGCAGTTGGAAAAAGAAAACATATTAGTACCATCTGCCTATTACGAAAGTGTAGGCAGAACTCACGCTCAAAAAGTACCAAGTGATTATTGCAAATGGGATCAGAAAACGGTTGTGGGTATTCTTGAAAACAGACAATATACCGGTTGTGCGGTTAATTTCAAATCAACCACCGTCAGCTACAAGGTTCACAAGAAAATCCATAATGCTAAAGAAGATTACCAAATCATACCGAATATGCAGGAGCCGATTATATCCGAAGAACAATGGCTGAGGGTGCAGGAACTTCGTAAACACCGCCGCAGACCGACAGCAACCGGAAGAACAAGCCTGTTTTCGGGATTGGTATACTGTGCAGACTGCGGTGCAAAAATGCACTTCGCCGCCGCAAAAAGTTTGACTCGAAATCAAGAACACTTCCGTTGTTCCAACTATAAGTCGGGGCGTGGCGAGTGTACCGTTCATTATATCCGAGATGTAGTGCTTGAAAAAATCGTGTTTGAAGCAATCAGCAGTTTGGCGGATTTTGTGAAATGTCACGAGTCAGTATTTCTGTATATGCTTGCAAAGAAAACCAATGCTATGCGTCAGAAAGAACACAAAAGGCTGGAGCTGGCGGTTGAACAAGGCACAAAGAGAATCGCCGAAATCGACAGGCTTATTGAAAAGGTTTTCGAACAAAACGCAAGCGGCATACTCTCCGACGAACGCTTTTCTAAAATGCTTCAAAGCTATGAGAAAGAGCAAAAAGCATTAACACAGGAGGTTGCCGACAGCAGGCAGACCTTAGAGGAAGCCAAGCAGAAAGCAACGGATTTAAGGCTTTTACTCCGTACTTTGCGTGAAATGACCGAAATAAACGAACTCACGCCGACACTTGTAAATTCTCTGATTGAGCGTATTGAAGTCCATAACAACGACAAATCAAGCGGTCATTGTTATGTAAAGGTAGATATTTACTTTACTGCGGTTGGTATGATAGATATTCCAACCGAACAGAAAATTCTTGCTATGATGGAGGAGATACAGACGAACCCGCAGGACTTCCGCTTTGTAGCATAATGACAAAAGAGTACGGTGTAACCCATTTTACTGAGTTACACCGTATCCTACATAAATACTTCCTTATCTGGCGTTGCCAAAATGACACTTCCTTTTTTGGCGCAGAAGGAGAGACTCGCCCATTGAAAGCTAAAGCTTTCTTCGGCACGCACGCAGGCACCGCAACAGTCCGCCGGACTGTTGCTATTCTTCGAATTGCCTTTTTCGAGTCTCTTTTCTTTACATCAAAAAAAGAAGCATCAAAAATGATGCTTCTTTTTTGGCGCAGAAGGAGAGACTCGAACTCTCGCGCCGGTTACCCGACCTACGCCCTTAGCAGGGGCGCCTCGTCACCAACTTGAGTACTTCTGCAAGCTGACGGGTTAAACCTGTCAAGATTAAGTTTTGCACATCTCGTGCGTGTTATACTTTATCATAACTCATTCAAAATGTCAAGCAAATATTTCAATTTATAATCTATATATTTATAACATATAATAAATCGGGTGATAAAATGAGCAAAAAATTATTAAAATATGATATTATAGGCTTTGTTTTTGTAAGCATCATAGGCACACTTGCGCATTTTGTGTATGAATGGACAAACAAAAGCGTTATTGCGGCATTATTCTGCCCAATTAACGAAAGTCCTTGGGAACATTTAAAACTAACCTTCTTTCCTTATTTAATATGGACGGTTATACAAGCATTTATTATGAAAGGCGCAAAAAATATTTTGCCGGCCAAATTTATCGGCGTATTTGTCGGAATGACGGCTACGCTTTCATTTTTCTACACCTACACGGGAATAATGGGCAAAAATATCGATTGGCTCAATATTCTTTCATTTTTTATTGGCGTATTTGTCGCATTTTTGCTTGATTACATTATCATAAAGAGCGAAAAAATGCAGGAAACGGGTAAAAATATTACCGCCGTAATTTTGTTTATAATTATGGGTGCAATATTTATACTTTTCACCTTTGCCCCGCCGCTTATCCCGCTTTTCAAAGACCCGATTACTTCAAGTTATGGGATATAATATATTGCAAAGTTCGTCAATATAATTCTATTTTTTTAATAAATTCGAAAATAAATCTTGACATTAAAGCCAACATACTATATAATACATTTCGCAATGGCCCGGTAGTTCAGTTGGTTAGAACGCTAGCCTGTCACGCTAGAGGTCGACGGTTCGAACCCGTTCCGGGTCGCCATTTTTGCTGATATGGCTCAGGTGGTAGAGCACATCCTTGGTAAGGATGAGGTCACCGGTTCAAGTCCGGTTATCAGCTCCAAGGACAGAGATGCTCAATCACCTCTGTCTTTTTTTATGCCCAAAAACGAAAAAGGACTTGAACCGGTGACACGTGGTTCCACCATAAAAACCCCGAAAACGCATATATTTATGCGCATTTCGGGGTTTTTCTTTATTATTTTACAATTACAAAATCCCTTTAAAACCCCTTTACACTCCGCCAAAGTGTGTAAAAAGTGTGTAAAATTGAAATCTTGCGTTTTTATTTTATAAACAGCTTATCTTTTTCATATTCCCAAATACAAAGCCAGCCGCTGGGGATACGTGCCCAGAGATTACCCGTTGAAATAAGTTTTGTTTCGAGAACGGAAACGGCAGTTCCCGCTTTAAGATACGCAGCATCATCTTTTTTCTTTGATGTTGCTGATTTTTTTGCATTTTTAGTTATTTCTTTAACTTTTTTCCTTCCTGTTTTAGCCCCTGCGCCTTTATAAATTCCACGAACATTTGTAAGCGAATAGTCACCAAGCGCAATATCAGGAGGATTGGAAAGCACTCTTCTGCTTTTAGGACGAAGAACACCGTAAAGTGCATAATAGGTATGCTTTACCTTTTGCATTTCTTTTTTATTCCAATTTGAATCGTAAGAATAAAATGTGTTAGTATCTCCCTCCCCTGTTGCAATTGCAATATGGCCGTAATTATTTTTCGTTGAAATATCTCCGTTCCACACAACTATATCGCCCTTTTTCGGAATGAAAGAGGGTGTATTTTTTATTTTAATAAAATTTGCGGTCATAGTTGGGTGTGATGAAAAATCAAGCCAATAATCTCTTGCATTTCCCCACGCACCTGCACGTATGCCGAAAACATTATAAAGATAAAGCTTAACAAGGTCGACACATTGCACTCCCGCAACGCCGTCGTAATCAACCGCCTTACCAATATATCTTTTAACAAAAGAATCAAACGTCATTGCCGCACCTCTTTTCCAAGTTCATTACTGCAGAAATGCCTGCCGAAACAGACGCAACACCAAGACCGATAAGCGCCGATTTAAGCACCTGTTTTGATGCAGAAAAATCAATTGTCACAATGTTAATTGCCGCATAGCCTATAACAGTTTGGATAAACGTTCTTAAAGCTCTGTTTAATGTTTGTTTAGTGATTTTCATAATTTTTTGCCTCCCTTTCCAAGTCGTCTATTCTATGATTTATAACCTTAATTTGTTCTTCAATAACGGGCATTCGGCTTGCGAAATTATTATGCTTATCAACCTTTTTTTCAAGCTGTTCAATTCTAAAAGATGTAAGCTTAGATGAGGTTAAAATACCTCCAAATGTGCCTATGACCGTACCAAGCATTGAAACCAAGGAAATCAA